TATTGAATACGTTACTCCAACAGTTAAAGTACCTGTATCAATACGAATTATTTCTTCTTCACCACTCTGTGTGAATAGAGCTGTATATACTTGATATGGGTATGAATCTGTTTTATATATTGTTTTTGCCATAATTTCTTAGTTAGTAATGTCATCAATGTTTAATACATCGGAGCTATCATAATAACTCAATCTTAAATCAAAATCACTTCTTCTGAAAATATCACAATTGTATGCTCCATAAACATAAGTTGCTGGAGTAGCTGTAAAATCTATATAAGCTACTGATGTTTTAACATTGTTTAATTGGAAATAATCACCAATTGTATTATTGTAGAAACCATCTGCAATAGTGTTATTGTAGAAGTATTCACCAATTGTGTTGCTATAAAAATAATTACCAATCACATTACCTTGACTTGTAGATATTCCATACCCAAAACCTTCCTCAATTATATTGTAGCCAAAATTATCTCCGATTTTATTATATCTAAAATTATCACTTATTATGTTATCGTAGAAACTATTTCCTATGGTATTATTGTTAAAGTCATTACCAACTATATTATCGTTGAATGAATTACCAACTGTATTATCACCAAAAGAAGTTATTGTATTATTTGAAAACTCATTTCCTATTACACTACTATATAATGAACCTATTACGTTACCATAAAAGCTACTACCTATTGTGCTATAGATAATTCCACCTAATGTATTATATTGAAATCCAACATTTATTGTGACATTACCAAGATTACCTACAGTATTATTTACTACAACACCTTTAAACTCTACAAAAGAAATATCACCAAATACATTATTATCTTCAATAACGCCAAGTTGAGATGTTTTTAACCAGTTAATATTATTTGAATCTTCATTAGTATAATTGAAAACTGGAAAATCTTGATAATTACCAGTTGTAGTCGCAGCGTTAAATACATCTCCTTGCCCCCAATAATTAATATTAGAGATTATATCAGTAATAGTAATTACTATATCATCATCTCCCGATACACCTCCTATTATAGTTCCATCAATTGTAAATGTTTCACCAATAACATATAATCTACCTTGAATATTTATTTGAATATCTGTTACTAAACCACCAATAACAACAATTTTAAATTCTGCATTTTGACCTTCTACAGTATCGGTAGTATCATCTCCGCTTTTTCTAATGTAAATACCATCAGTAGCAGTTGAGCCTGTAGCAGTATAACTTATAGATGTAATAAATCCTAAAATTTCACATTCAAATCTTCGGTGCTTTATACCTCTAAAATCAAATGGTACATCAATATCTTTAAAAGTATCAATTCTTCTGACTACTTGTCCATAAGCATCACCTAAAGCATAATAAGTATAAACATAAAGAGAATCTAAATCATAATCCAAGAAATCTTGTTCTACTAAATCTAATAAAACAATTTTTAAACCATTATTTTCAATACGAATATTAGTAGTTATATTAGGAGCATCAAAATATTCAGCAAATACTAATTTAAGATCAGGGGTAAGTGGTGAATAAGCTTGACTTACTCTATAATTTGCACTATCAAATGAGGAACTGAAATAAAATACATATCCATATAATAAAGGATAATCTTCAGGCATTTCAAAGAAAACATTATCACCATCCCATTGTAAATCAAATCCTGATAATACTACTGAATCAGGAAGAATTTGTCCATTGTGAAATTCAGTATTAATTCCAATTTTATTAGTGTAAGGTCGGTATTCAACAAACTCACCTTCAAAATCTTCAGAATATCCTATTGGTGAAATCTCTGATTCAGAAATTGCTTGAAGTAAAAGAACTTCAGTCTCACCTGTATAAATTTCTTGTGGATTAAAGTTAGGGTCTACTGGAGTTGGATTGCTTGTTGCAATGTCAATTCCATTTAAGAAGTTGACTGACTTATAATCTGTAAGCCTGTACCATTGTAATGGAACTAAGGTTGAACTTACAACTTTATTGTAAAGTTCTGAATAAATGATTTCTTCTATTCCAGCGTTACCGCCTCCTCCACCACCTCCTGTGTTTCCGCTTCTTGCTCCAAATATGAAAGGATAGTTAGACATTTTTTATGATGTTATTGCGCCTAAAATTGCTGGTAATTGTAAGTTACTTTGAGCTGTTGCTAATGCTTGTGCAAAAGCTGTATCCCACGGCACCATAGTTCCTGTAAATTCATTAGTAGGGCCATACACTGTTCCACTCTCTACTTTAGCTACTAATGGGAAACCTGTGAGTAGATTGGCAGAGTAAAGTGTTTTATTCACTAACGCATTTTCAGTTTGAAAAAGCCAAGTGACGTTACTTGCGCTACTTATTTTAAGGTTTGAAGAAAATACAGCATTAATTCCGCCTACATTTATTATTGTACCCGATATAAAAATCTGCCTTAGGATTCCTACACTATAATAGCCAAGTGTTTGTGCTATTATAGCTGGAGCAAGTGATGACCCTTGTACAATACCTGTAACATTTAATGCACTATTGTTATTATTTGTAATAATAACTGCTGCTGTTAGTATTGCCGTACCTGCATTTAGATTTCCAGTTATATTTAATGTTACCACACCAGCCCCAGGAGTTACTTCTATAGCAGGATTAGCAGCATAAGTTGTACCCTCATAACCACTTCCACCTGTATATGTGCCAACGCCATTGAAAGTACAAGTGTTAATGATTTTAATTGCTGAACAAGATACGGCATAACCTGCTACGTTGCTACCACCAGTAGCATTACCAGTATGATTAACTGTACAGTTAGCTTCTATAATTATTGCGGCCGATGCAGATCCTGAACTGTTACCAGTATTTGTAACTGCACCAATCAAATTCACAATGCCTGTAGATTGTAATCGCAAGAGTAAACCAGCCGAACCAGTAGATTCAAACCCACAAGTCAATGTTCTTGTTGTGGTAGCCGTAATCACAAATGAACCACCTGCAACCGCTGGACTGCTTGCATCATTTCGTAAACTACCTACTGTTATGTCTTGGTCAATCGTAACTGTAAAAGCATTAGGTCTTACTACATCACCTGCCTGTGGTAATGTACCACCATCCCATGTGGCTGTGTTCGACCAATTACCTGTTGCTACTGCGTATCTATTTGCCATCTTAGTTTTCGCTAATTTGAATTAACGCTGCTTCGGCTGCTGCAACTGCTTGCTCTTTAGTTAATCCGCTTCTAATGTCAGATGCTACCACTACGGTTTCACCATCTACTACTTGAGTAATTTGAAACACGATTGAGAAGTTATTATCTTCTCCATTTAGAATTAGTTGATATTTCATTGTAGTTTAATTAAGAGTAAGTTGCTGTTAAGTGATTAGTCCAAGTATCTGTAGCGTATGCTGTTGTGATTACTCCTGTACTTGGATTTCTCACATTCTTTTTGATTGTGATAATATCGCTATTAGTTGTACTTGTTTTACCAAAACCTATGTACTGAGTTTCAGATACCTCTATATAATCCCAACGAACTGGGAAAGGGGTGACTCCACCCCCTCCCCTTGCTCCGAATATAAAAGGGTAATTCATAGTTACCTAAGTTATATCTGTTATCCTAAGAACCAGTAACAGAACCAGCTGTCAAAGTAAATGAAGTAAATCTATAACCATCAGGAGCAGCTATTAGGTCACCTATTAATGTGCCTGTAGTTCCTTTATAGAAATCACTAAATCCTAATGTAGTTGTACCATTTGTACATACAAGGGCTGAGAAAACTGTAGCATCTTCTCGGATACTTAGACTTTCATGGTTAAGACCTGTGTGAGCCGCAACTCCCCCATATATGGTAGTCTTCTGACTTCCAGACATCCTCCGTAGAGTACTGTTAAGAGTCTGAAGTATTCCTTTGAGTAATCCTTCTTCTGTTGTCATAGCTTAAGCTTCAGTTATTGTATTTATTGTAAAGGTTCTTGAGATACTAAAGTCTTTTCCTGATTCAGCAGTAATAGTAAATGGGTAACTCTGACCTGCACTAGCCGCCCCATTAAATGCAAGAGTCACTAAATTATTACATTGAGTAGCATCAATGGTTGGAAGAGCTATTGTTACATCATAGATAGCATCGGCAGTTACAGATATGTCAATATCTCCCCAATAAGTACCTCTTTGAGTATCTAGGTAAACTACAAATGCGGTAAGTTGTCCTTCTCCGCTTCCAATTTGAGCAGCATCTAATTCTAAAGAACCAGGACCAATAAATGTTAAACCTGCAACATATCCTCCCGCGTCAGATTGAGCTAAAGCAGAAAATGAAAATGGTACAGGAGGTAAAGCTGTATCTAAAATTCCTTTTACTCCCTTAAGAGTTTGAGGAGTTGTTTGATTAACTCCAAAGATTGATAAGAGCTTCCTTATGTTTGTTTCGGTGATTCCCATTTTGAGTTTGAACTTTGATTGTAGATACCTTGCAAAAGTATATGAAAAATCCCTTGTGAACCTTCCTCACATCTTTTTTATTTTACGTTTGGGATTTCAGTTGGCAAGTGTTGATTGAACTGTTTAATTTTCAATCTGCCAAGGAGGGTCAAATGGTGTTAATTCACCTACAATTACCTGTATGTTTCCTCTGTTTGTATTTCTTTGGAAACCCCCCATACCAACTATTATACCCTCACTTTCATGCACTATCGGAGAAAACCTCTGTTCTTATTTAGAACTCCTAATCCAACTTCTGACCCATTACTGCTTCTTTCGAATCCTCATGGGTGATCATTCTTGCGAATGGTGCATGGTGGCAAAGGTATGTCAAAGTTTTGCCCGAATGTTGGTTCAGCTTAAAAAATTCCAAAAAATTTTTTTGACACCCCTTTAAATTCAAAATCCAAAAAATTTTAAAATGTGTTTTCACGTGATCCTGTCCTCAAAAATTTCAAAAAAAAATTCCATTTATGTTTTTATGTGATCCTATGCCAAATGTCACCCCGGCTTAAGGTTAAGTTTAAAAACCTAACCTAATATCATCATGAACACTTACAAAATAATGTGGTCCAAACCATCTACCGATGGTTCTTTCTTTTATGTATCCGTTAAAGGCGGGCAGAATCTCATTGAAAATGAGTTCTGTCCTGTAACGGAAATTGTCTCTACTTTGCATGCCTTTGCAAGGAATGCAAAAGCAGAGGCTATCTTAGTTAAAGACGCGGTTGTTCCTGCGGAATGGTACCTGTCTTTAACTGGTTCAAAAGCGTAAGGCCTGAAGGGGCCTTACCCTTTTCAACTGCAGACTCTTGAATAGAGTTTGGACAATCTGAAACCAACACCTATGCTTTGTGTATAACACAGAGTATAAGTGTTGGTAACTTACTGTAACACAGTATAAGTGAGTCAACTGTTGGGTGTGTTTTACATCGTAAGTTGTTGATGCTTAGGGTGTTAGTCATACCAACCCTTTATCTCATCTTTTCTTATCAATACAAAATCACCTGTTATACTTAATAAGTATAGCACTTTGCATTCCAACTCAAACTCAAAAAACATTTAAAATGATACAACTAATCGGCTCAAACTACGACAAACAAACTGAAACTTTTACATTCTTTTACCATAATACTGATACTAATTGGTATTATGAAATGTCTTGTAGAAATTCATTTGGCACTTCAGATATGAATGCTAGAACTCCTACAATAACAAGAGAACAGTTTGTAGAAATAGCAGGTGATAGACTTGTTTAAAACTTTGAGTTCAGGGGAGATAACTTCAAACCTGAACTTTTAAATACGGTTGTAATGTAGACGTAAAGCAGAAGGATTACAGATGCATTGCATCCTTGGGTCATTCACTCGCCTGTAAAGGTCACGGAACATTACAACTAACTAAAAAACTTAATAACTTTCCAAGTTGTTGAGGACACCAGTTTCTTTGATAAATACTATTGTAAAGACCGTAATTGGAACGACTTTAGTTTAATTGTTGCAACGACAGTTTATCAAAGTTTTAGGTGTAAAACACAAACCTAACCTAACAATGAACAGATTCTTTAAATTATTATTGATATTCTTATGTGTATCAGCAATGCCTTTAGTATTAACTATTCTACTGTGGTGTCTAACACTTGGTAGTTTTGAGCTTATAAATACTATACATCATGGTATGTTTATGTTTATAACAGCTATAATGATGTTTATGGGATTTGTTGCATGTTGTATTGAATGTGATGACATGTAAAAATCACAAAACATTACCATTTCCCAATGCACAACTCACTTCCCAAGGGTGAGCAGTTGTAAATAGGGAATGTAGTGACGTACATTCTTAATAAGGTCTCGTGGCAGCTCAGTCTAAGGATTAGAAATCTAAGAACGCTGTTAAGAACACATCTAAAAAAAGCCTATTACAACTGAGTGCAGAGGGATACAATATGGTTTACAAAGGTGTAATAAGTATTAGCTATAATTCTTTAGCTGTTCTGGTGCGTAAAGCACATATTATCATTAATGCAGTTACTCATATCTAACCAGTATGAACATAACTGTATGAAGGGGATAATAACACCGGGTTCTAAAAGATTGCTGAAAACACATTTAGTAATAATACTATCTAAAACATTATACCGTGGTGGTAATGGTACAGATAACTCTTAGAATAATACCATTTAAGTTGCCAGTACATAATACTGGATGAAACCCAATAGAGCATGGGGACTAAGCATAAGGTCTACAACAATGCAACAGCCAACACCACTCCAAAAAGGATAGAGAGGAGTGGTATGATAAGAGACCTGAGTGTGGATAGCTATTCCAAATCACTTTGACTAAAGTTTCGAAATGAAACGCTACCATCTTTATGATGCGCGCTATCACAGGTTGTACAGCCTGAAATCACACTAGAAAGGACGTGATATTCGTCGTATTCCTAAGCATGAAGACAAACTGCTTACTTTTAAACCTTTAAATCCTAACCTTACAATGAAAGAACAACTAATATCATTTGAAACTGCTATTATAGCTAAAGAAAAAGGTTTTGATGTAAAAACTGAAAGATTTTATAATGAACAATTAAAATCTTTAGGTTACTACTCTTCTAATGAAGATACATCTGCTAAGAATCACAATATTTATAAAGAAAATTTCTCAGCTCCAACCCAATCATTACTACAGAAATGGTTGAGAGAAAAAATGGATATGTGGATTACCATTAATTTTGATGGAATGACTTACAGTATTTCAATTTATGGGCGCTACACACCAGATGGAGGAGAGATGGAAATTACCAACACTGGAAGTGAAGAATTTGCTGATAGATATTTTCTTAGATATGAGCAAGCATTGGAAATTGGATTACAAGAAACTCTTAAACTAATCAATCTTAAACCATGAAAAAAGTAGAAAGAAAAAACCTTGTTATTGGTAAAATATACCACACTACAAGCGGAGAAATACACTCCAAACTTAAGTTTGAAGCAAAAAAAAGTAATCAATTACTATTTAGTCTAATTGAAACAAGTGCAGGAATTGAATACATAAAAAATCCAGAAGGATTTGTTGCATTCAACAGAATAGGCTCACCATTTTATCAACCAATCAAATCTTAACCAATGACTAAAAACATTGTTTACTGGACCACAAAAAATGGAAATAAAATCTCTATAGATGAAATGACCATAGAACATCTTCGTAATACGCTTAAAATGATTGTCAAAAACAATCAAGAAATGCCAAAAACTTGTCCAACAAACATATTTGAAGCATACGACTTAGAGCCAGAAGAAAGAGAAAAATATTATGGATACAAATTCCATGATGATGAATGTCGTGGAAATCAATGGTAAGTAAAAAATCTTAATTAACCTTTAAATAAACCTAATCCAATGAAACAAGATCACACTTCAGAACAAATTCGTAACAGAGCTATCGTTGCAGCTCAAGTCAATGACCCATCTACAAAGGTCAGTATTGACAGAACCTGTTTCACAAAAAACAGTCAAGAGAAATTAGCTTTAAAAGAAGCTAAAAAGCTCTTCAAGGGTACAAAATTCGCAGAATAAACCATTTAATCCTAACCTAAAATGTTTGAAATCAAAGAAGTATCAATCCTTGACAGTCTTAATCCTAATGCTGTTAAAGAGTATGAACAAATATTCCAATTTCATGGACCCGCTAAATTACGGAACCATTTACTTGGAGTATGTGATTTTGATAAGATTACAACTAAACTAATCATTCAAGAAATCAGATATGGTCATAGAAATGAGTAAACTGGATAAACGATTAATGGTGCTAAAATGTACTCCAATCAAAATGCTTAACAATGCTCTATCAGAGGGGATACAGGAAACTGTAACCCTCTCTGGCAGGGGATTGAGGGGAATAGACTCTCTAATAATGGAATGGGAATGCCTTAACTTAGTAATAACAACTAACAATTAACTAAAATGAAAGAGAATAATCCAATAACCCTCAGAGGGTTTAATCAGCTGTGCAATACAGCCAACAAGATTAAAGGAATACTTAAAAAAGACACTATCGTCCTTTCACCACAAAAACTTACACTACTCTTAAGAGAAGAGGATTGTAAGGTAGATGTAGTCACCATCAATCAAATGATTGATATGGGTATTATTATTTACTCAGAACAAGGATTAAAGATTGGTACAGACCCATTCAAAGTAGGTTTGCTAAGAGAACTTCAGAAAAGAGTGTTCGAGTATAGGATAAGTCACAACAAATCCTATAAACAACGCTATGGAGGAAGACCTTTAGCTGATAAAGTTAAAGAAGTATCTAAGATTATCAGAACAGCTCCAATAGTTACAGAAGAACCTAAATTACCATTTCCAGAAGAAAAGGTATGGCTTGGACCTAAAGTAAATGCTGTTAAACTAAGTACTGAGCCAAGTATTCAAATACATCTATTTGATGGAAAAGTAAAAATTACATCAGAAACTTTGAATATCACTCTTGTAGGAACAGTTCAAATCACAGGTAATTTTAGAATAGGGACAGTATGAACAACATAACCATCTTCATCTGTGTGTTTTACCTTGTTCCGGTCTGTGTAAATAGCTTCATCTTTTACAAAATGAGGAAACAAGCAAACTATGTAGACATGTATGAAAACTTTGAAGACAGAGCTAAGTATGTTCCTGTTGCCAATTTCATTATGATGCTAAAGTTTGGACATTTAGCATTATTGGTATCCAAAGAATTTGTAGAGTTTCATAAATGTTGGAATCTTCTCCCCAACATAACTGTATTCTATGAACAAAAAATGGTTACAATTCATTTCCCAATATGGGGTATGATTATAATCAATTACAATGCGAGTGTAGAAATTAGTGAAGGGAAAGCAGAGTAATTAGAACAGAGATTCTATTACAGCGAAAGACTTCGTTATAAGTAAAACACTTTTAGTACGAGTGCAGGGTTGCAATTGCCCTCCAATTGCATAAAAACCATTTAAAAATCAATTACAATGACACAATCATTAACTGCCCAAATCGCTAATCTTACTCAAGGACAAACTCTATTAGTAAGAGCACGTAAAGTAAAGAATCCAGCAAAGGTTCAATTCGAATTTGCAGAAAAAGTAACTGCAACTGAAGGTAATTCAAATGCTCTATTGAGTATGTTGAACCAATCAGACTCTCGTTTCACATCAGGTGCTCGTAGATGCTACGAAACCTATCAAATTGCTGATGTGGCTCGTCTACTCAATATCAATTGTGGAGATGATGCTGCATGGGTACTTGAGCCTGAGAGTGGACATGAATACCTTGAATTGGGTATTCTTAATCCAAAAATCGGTGAGTACCGTATGCGTATACAAATCCGTGAAACTATTGTAGCTGATGATTACCAAGCTGTAAACATTGATACAACTGCAAAACGCAAGGGTAAAGATGGGGAGTTCATCATGCACAAAGGCCAACACATCTTCTCTAACACCAATATGGTGCCATTGAAGGAAGGTGTTGACCCTACACACACTCTATTAATTGCAGATGCTACAGCTGTAGCTAAACCTGCTGTATTCAGTGGAGGTATTGCCAATGAACTTGGTATGTAATTAAATTGAAAGGATAAGGGTTAAAGTTAAAGTGGCTTAATAAAACCGAAAGCCCTGAGAGTTCTTTGAACATGTAAGGTAGAAATACCACATAGGCAACCGGTCACTTTAACCCTTACTCCTTTCTTCTTAATCAGTCTAGACGGGGACGCACAATTAAGTGCGAAGAGGTTCAATTCCTCTTTAGACTGCAAATGATGTGATGAGAGTGGTTAGGTTTCATATCAGGGGAGAGTGTCAGAGGTGGCATTCTCCCCAATCTCATTTAGTGTTTAATCTTTTATCCTAAGAACAAATGAATAGTTGGAAAATGAATGGTCAAGCGGGGCATCATCTTAGAAATGCTATTGCTATAAGCTTAGAGATACATCAATCTCAAGTTTACAAAGAGATTATAGATATAGACCTAAAAGGTATTGTATCTACAAAGAATGGTAAAACCTATAAAATTAGGTTAGTTGAAATAAAATAATTAAAATGATAAAACAATTAACAAGAAAGTCTATGATAATTAGACCATCTGGCAGGTCAACTGATTTTATTAGCCCAAGTTTTGGGCATGGCTGTTTATACAACTGTTCATACTGTTATATGAAAAGACATAAGCCTGAAGGTTTAGATATAGCAAAGAATACTATGGACATATTAAGTGAGATTAACAGTCATTGTATGTTTGCTGTTGTAGATAAACCTAATCAAACTCATCCTGAGTACATTACCTATGACATCAGTTGTAATGAAGATTTTGCTTTACATGCTAAGTACCATGAATGGCAAAAGATATTTAATTTCTTTAAGCAGCATCCTATGGCAATGGGTAGTTTTGCTACTAAGTATGTAAATCCTGATTTAACGATATTTGACCCTGAAGGTAAAATTAGAATTAGATTCAGTCTAATGCCTCAAGTTATGTCTGATAAATTAGAACCTAACACATCTAAAATCATTGATAGAATTAAAGCTATTGATGCATTCATTGATGCAGGATATGATGTTCATATAAACTTTAGTCCTGTAATAGTTGCAGGTAATTGGTTAGAGGAATATGAGTATTTATTTCACATGGTTAATGACTATGTAAGCTATAAAGATGTAGTTAAATGTGAAGTCATATTTCTAACTCATAATGAAAATAAACATAAGTACAATCTAGCCAACAATATCTCTGGTGAAGATGAGTATTTATGGGTTCCTACAATACAAGAAGATAAAGTATCTCAATATGGTGGTACTAACATAAGATATAAGCATCATTTAAAAAGTGATTTTATAAAGTCTTTTGTAAAGCTGCATGATGAGATAATTCCTTGGAATACAATAAGATATATATTTTAAAAATCAAACCACATGAAAAAAATAATAGGTTACGTCATGCTATCATTAGTCTATCCAGTAGCGTTTGCTGCAATATTTACTTTTGGTGGAATAGGCCTTGTTAATGGATTATTACTTGGATTAGCAATGGATTTGCTATTCATATTCATGTACTTTGGGATAAAATTTATTCACGAAAATTAAATCAAACCACATGAAAAACGTACACTTAATACACGTTAATAGAGCAAAAGCTTCACTATATCATTGCTCTAATACAAGAGATTTCTTTACTACTGAACAAACTTCAGGTGATTTACTTTATGAGTTGTACATCACTTCTGATGAAGAAGTTAAAGAAAGAGATTGGTTTTATAATCTCACTAATAAAAAAGTTTTTTATGCTTGTAAAGACATGTTAACTTGGCTATACGATACAAAAAAAGAGCATAAATATTGGAAAAAAATCATCCTAACAACAGACCAATCATTATATGGTGTACAAGCTATTGATGATGAGTTCTTAGAATGGTTTATTAAGAATCCAAGTTGTGAGGAGGTTGAAATTCAAAAATGGTTTGAAGATGGTACCATTCTTGAATACAAAATCATCATTCCACAAGAAGAACCTACACAAGAAACACTTGAAGAGGTTGAAAAGCAAGTAAGACTCACTACATTAAGAGGATCAAAAGTTGTCAAGTATCTTAATATATTTAAAGATCAATCAATTTACAATGACATTGCTTTAGCAATTGAATTTGGTTATCAACTAAAATCAGAAGAAGATGAAGATTGAAGAAACAATTGAAGAAGCTGCTATGAATTGGGATTATTTATCTTTTGAAGCAGGTGCTAAATGGCAAGCTAAGAGAATGTATAGTGAGGAAGATTTAATTCTATTTTATGATTTTATAGAAAATTATCAGTTAAGAAAATACGGAGATGTTTGGAGAAGAATAACTAACAATCCTAATGTTAAACCTTTTAACGGTAAATCTGTAGATGATAAATATGTTATAGAATGGTTTGAAGGAATTAAAAAGAAATAGTTATGGTTTCAATTAAATACTCAACAAGACTTGTAATAATCTTTAACAATGTAGTTGTAAAGATACCAATCAGTAGAAAAGGTTATCTACAAGGACTCAATGAAAAAAAGATTTGGGACAAGTATAAAAACATTACTTCCTTAGCAGAACTAAAGTGGGTATGTATGGGTGTTGTATGTCAGAAGAGATATGAGTCCATTGATGAGATACCGCAATTGGAAGTGAGTAAGATTAAAAAAATAATACCTGAATTTAATTTTAACAACTGTGATTTATATAATCCTGCAAATTGGGGAATAGATGGTAACCAATACATCTTGCTTGATTACGGTGTCAATTCATATATAGCAAGTTTATATTAAAACAATTTAAAAAGAAATCCCTATGAATGTAGGGCCTTTGACAACTAGGTATTCCAGTAATGGTAAGATAAGTTGTATTATTCAAGTGATGTGAGCAGAACTCACCACTTGAATTTTTAAGATATTGATAAAGGCTAAACATTGAAACCTTTGTAAGTAGAAGTAGGCATGTGGCAAACTGGTGGGATTCCAGTACAAATTAGTGGGTTAAAGTCCTACCATGTGCTAAGTAAGCAAAATTTACATAAAGATACTAGCAGTAATGTTAGATGTGTTGTTCCCTTGAGAAAGGAATAGAATAGATATGGGGTGAGTAATTCGCTTATACAACACAAATGAGTTCTCAGCAAGTAGTTAAGACATGGTTTGAACCCATGATGGACTGTTTATGTATATTCGGTCATTATCTCGGAAGATCTTTTAACTACGTGACCCTACTCTTATCAAATCTAGTCTTGTAGCAATACTTGGTCATAAGGTATAAGAAAGAGGGTGCTAAACAAAACTGAATTTTTAATCATTTAATTTTAAAATCATGGAACAAGAAGAACATTGGATTACAGTCATAATTGATGAACTTGGAGAAGAAAGTTACGACCTTCAAGTCATCTATTACCCTGCAAGAATGGTTCGTTCTGAAACAAGAACAGAACCAGAAGAATGGGATGAAATTGAAATTGAAGGAGTATATAAAGACGGGGTTGAATTAAGCCCTAAAGAGTACTCCTTATTCCCGTACGAAGGGAAACAATGGTTGGATGTATCCGAGATAAATTTATTCACTAAACAATTCTAATGAAAGTCTTATTCATCATTTACTATCTTACTTGTCTATTGTGTCCAATCTTTGCATACGAACCACATGTATGCAAAGAGAATCACGAGGACCCTGTACACGTTAAACTGTTCACTGTTAAGCAACAGCAATTATTTTATAAATCTATAATGGAATGAATCCACATAAGAGCATAGAAAAGCAAATATTTTCTAAAAATAGTAAAGTAGTTCCAGTTCTTTTAGAAGAATCAACTTGGCAAGTCATTCCTCCTGTAAGGTTTCCAGTTAAAACTAAACCTCAGTATAATCCTCCTATTAAAAAAGTTGATTTTGGATTTGATTATGTAAGACCACCACAAGAATTAAAAATCCTTGACCCTGAGCAAAGAGTTCAGCTTATGTATGATTATACAAAATCTCATAGAGAAGATGCACAATTAATTTCTTTTGAAACAATCTTAAAAAGTTAAACCATGAGTCAACAAGAAAAATTTTATTACAACTTACTCTTAGTAATCAAAACTTTGACAGATGAAATTAGAGATAATAGAGCTGAGATAAATAAGTTAATTGAAAGAGTAAATAAACTTGAAAATCAAGAGAAATGATGTCACCTAAAAAAGTACAAGAACTCAAAGAGATATTATTCTCAACATTTCAAAACAAAGTTTATTACAATGAGCAAGACAACACTGTTTATTATCAAACAGGAGTTGATTTAAATCATGTAATGGATATGACTGCAGGATTTAAAGTTTATGTGCAACTAATTCTTTTCTAATGGACAATGTATATCTTTTTGACATTGAAACAGATTCTATAAATGCCACTAAAATTCACTGTTTAAGTTACTATGCTATTTCTGATGGCACCATAACAAGTTTAACTTCTTACTCAGAAATGATTAAGTTTTTAACAGACCCAACAGATACTTACATTGGCCATAACATTTGTAGATTCGATGTACCTGTTCTGGAAAGATTGCTAAACATTAAAATCAAGGGGAGATTAATTGACACTTTAGCTTTATCTTGGACTCTTTACCCACAACAGAAACTTCACGGTTTAGCTGAGTGGGGAGAGATTTTTGGAGTTCCTAAACCTAAAGTAAATGATTGGGAAAACTTAGACATAAGTGTTTACATTCATAGATGTGAGGAAGATGTGAAAATCAATATGAGGCTTTGGAGAAAACAGCATGATTACTTAATGAACTTATATGATAATAACACAAAAAGAGCATATAAGTACTGCCAGTATTTGACTTTCAAAATGAATTGTGTCCGAGAACAAGAAGAAATTGGGATTAAGTTCAACGTAGAACATTGCCAGACTGTATTAAACACTTTGATAGAGGACAAAAAGTTCAAACTTGAAGAGTTGAAGAAGGTTATGCCTCAAGCAGAAGTTAAGAAAAAGAAAGTCTACGAAGATGCAGTGGAAGATGAGAATGGAAATGTGTTTCAGAAAGGAGATTTATTCTTTGACTCAATTGAGAGTACAGACTGTAAGAAAATCGAAAAGACTAAGGTCACAGGACACAGAAATTCCAATCCAAATTCCAGTACACAACTTAAGGCTTGGCTTTACTCTTTAGGGTGGGTTCCAGAACATATAAAACATGTACGAAACAAGTCTACAGGAGAAACCAAAAAGATAGAGCAAATCAGTTCTAAGATTTTTCCTGGTCAAATTTGTAATAGTATTGTAAAACTGTTCAATAAAGAACCTAAGCTTGAGGTATTAAGTGGATTGGCCCTCATCTCTCACAGAATAGGCATATTTGAAGGGTTCCTTAAAAATCAAGTCGATGGAAGACTTTACCCTTCGTGCTTGGGACTTACAAACACATTACGATTAAAGCATTCAGTCATTGTCAATCTTCCAGGAGTTGATAAAAAGTACGGAGGAGACATCAGAAATTGCTTGATTGCAAATGAGGGTGAAGAGTTGTGTGGTTCAGACTTGAGTAACATTGAGGATAGAACTAAAAGACACTACATCTATGATTATGACCCTCAATATGTGGAGGAGATGAACATTGAAGGGTACGATGCACATTTAGAGATTGGTCTATTAGCTGGACTCTTAACTCAAGATGACATTGACTTTTTCAAGAACTTCAACAAGCAGACCGATGACAAGGATAGATACGATAAAATCAAATCTATTCGTACCAAGTCTAAGATTGTGAATTTCTCAGCAACTTACAAGATTGGTAAGGATGCTCTGTCTCGAAACAGTGGGATGAAGGTTTCTGAAGCTGCAAATCTCTTGAAGATTTACTGGACCAGGAACAAAGCAATCTTAGATGTGGAAGATTCCCTTTCAATCAAAGAGATAGGCGATCAGAAGTGGCTATTGAACCCCATATCAGGCTTCTGGTATTCATTGAGGAATGACAAAGATAAATTCTCCACGCTTAATCAAAGCTCGGCTGTTTATGTGTTTGACCAATATGTGTATTTTGCTCGTACTGAGGGAATAAAAGTAGCCTTACAAATGCATGATGAAATTCTGTTCAACACTACAGATAAAGAGAATACAACTAAAATTCTAAATGAAGCTATTCAGAAAGTAAATGATAAGCTCAAATTGAACATACAAGTTGGATGCTCAGTAGAGTATGGTCAGTCTTATAGTACAGTTCACTAATTTTAATTAAATCACAACACATGAGATATTTCAATATCACACAAGACAAAAATCCAAAAGGAATTGATTATAGCAATCGTAAAGTTCCTATTGAATCTCTTGAAGGTTTCCAAGAGATAACTGAAGAGCAAGCACATAGAAAACCAAATTGGGGCTCTGGCAATCTTGCAGTAAATGAAGAAACTGGAGATTTTCAATTTATAACAAATAATTGGGATAGTTCTGGATAGTAAGTAAATTTAGTTTTAACCTTTAAAACCAGCAAATCAATGAGATAAACAATTTAAACTTCAATCAAGTACGAATACCGCCTGAACCCCTTAGGCAAGGGATTTTATTAAAAAACCTAAAACAAACAAACAATGAAAACCGAATTACTTTTTGCATTTCCAGAGTTCCTTTCAAATCCTTACTTTTCAATTGGATTCTTTTTGCTTATGTGCATATTTGCATTTCTATGGGCTGTATCAGCTCTTAAAGCTACTGATTCTAAATTGGATTTGAGCATAAGAGAGGCTTTGATGACTGAACTACAAAGCAAGCTTAATTTTGTAAATTCTGCTTTAGAACTTTCAAAAAGAAATGAGAAAGAGAATGAAGCAGTGATTAAAAGCTTGAGATATGACTTAAAGCAGGAAGTTTTTAAATCTAATGGTGTAGTAGGAACTTTGCAAAATCGTGAAGAAATCATTAAAGACATGAAAGAAGAGATTGCTGCAGTAAAAGCTATGGCATCAGAAATTCTTGTAAGTGGAATGGAAGGTTTGACAAGTGTTCCAGCTCCAAGCAAAGTAAAAGCAGTTAAAGCTCCAGCAAAACGTGCTTCTAAACCTACATCAAAGTCTAAGGCTGCAACAAAGCCAAGAAGCTTAGGAGTAGAAGATTAATTCACAATTGTAGAATTACAAGGTTCCAGTTCTTAATACTGGGCCTTGTAGCTTTACTGTAACCTAAATCTTATGAAGAAAAACCAAAGAGAAAGGCTTCGTGAGTATCTCGACACAGGTAAATCCATAAGTCATCCTGAAGCTCAAACCCTTTTAAATATCCCTAATCTTTCAACTGCAATTAAACAATTGAATTCAGAGGGATACGTTACTGCTAAGGAAACCATTCATGGTAAGAATTACACAGGAGATTGGGTTTATACTGTGCGTCATTTCAAATCAAATCACAAATTTTAAACAATAAAACAATGAAATCAACAAAAAATTATTTACAAGATTCTTTTTGCATTCCAGGACCTGAAATAGAAGAATCTCAACTTTTCTTGGTCAGTCATTTATACTCACAAGTGGGGGAGAAATTAGTATCTACTAAACACTATCAATGGGGAGGTAATGTTGAAATTAGCGGGCAACGCTTTTTAGACTTACTTGAAGACAAGATAGTTGAGTGGAGACTTGAAATAGATGGATTCATAAGTTTCGGAGACCTTGAAGAAAAAAGAAGATTTTGCAACAATGCTTTTGAAATAACTCTTGTTGAAGGTGAAGCTCCAATTGTATTTCTTACAGTCAATGGCAGCAGAATTTTGACTTCATGCAGTACTTACACAGACTTAGTCCTTATTTATGAAAGGATAGTTCTTGAGTAATGACTGTTAAAGACACTGAACAGAGAAAAGCCTGCATTCTATTAGAGCGTTCTAAGTTCAGAGGAGCTATAATTGCAGGGACAGGCTATGGAAAGACTAGAGTAGGAGCTAAATGTATTCTCCGAATTCTTTCCTTAGATGATAAACCAGCTTTAGTGTTGGTCCCCTTTGACCACTTGAAACAGAGGTTTGAGGATGAATTTAATGCCTTGGGGAGTTTCCCTAAGGACAGGATACAAATGGAATGCTACGCATCAATCAAAAAGCTTAATCCTTTAGACTATTCAATTATAGTTTGTGATGAGATACACCTTGGATTGACAGACCAATGCATGAAGTTCTACAATGCAGGTCCTGACAGCAGAATCGTGACATTGACAGCTACTTTACCAGATGACTCAGAGTACAGGAATAGGTTACTTTCTTTAGTACCAGTTGTTTACTCTATCACTTTGGATGAATGTGTTACGATGGGACTAATTGCTCCATACAAAATACAATGCATTTCAGTTCCACTCTCATCTAAGGAGCAGGTAGATTACAAGCAAGTAAACTTGAACTTTGGGTATTGGAAAGGTAAACTTGGATTCAGTCCATTCGATTTTGCACAAACTATCATCAGTAATTCTTCAAGGTACTCTAAAGAGGAAATGAATGCTGCTTTAGGGTTCTTCAGAGCTATCAGGCAGAGAAAGAATCTTGTAGACCATGCAGAAAATAAGATAGTTGTTTGTAAAGAATTGAGTAAAAATCCAACAAAAAAGCTTATCTTCGGTGGAGATAATGCTTTCACCGACAAGATCGCAGCAGCTATCCCAAACTCAAGAACGTATCACTCAAAGATTAAATCAAAGCTTAGAGAGGCTGCAATTGACGACTTCAGAACTTCCAGAACTGACACGTTATGCTCCACAAAAGCGCTTAATCAAGGGTTAGACATTCCTGATGCAGGGTTAGGTATTGTTTGTGGTTTAACCAGCAAAGCTTTGACTATGATTCAGAGGACAGGACGATTGGTTCGTATAGACCCAAAAGACCCAACTAAATCTGGATTGGTCATAGTTATCTATGTTAGGGACTCTCAAGAAGAGAAATGGCTTAGAAACGCTTTGATTGGCATAGACCCTACAAATGTATCTTGGGAGAAAGCAGAGGATTATGGGTATCAACTTAATTAAAATCAAATGGCAGAAGAAGAAATACCAAAAGAGTTGTGTAATGCCGTGTTTCAATTTTTTGAGGCAAGTGATTATGATGAAGATTTGCCAGAATTAGAGTTACCTGTGAGAGTAAAAGATAAGCCTGAGTTTCCTAAATACAGGTTCCACTACTCATTTCAAACCGAAAAAGGAACTTTTAGGTGGTCAACTAATCAAGAACTTTAAAACAATACGCATGACAACAATTGAAATCAATTTAGAGACTCTGAAAGAGCTTCAGTTGACACCTGATGAGTATATTCATCTGTGGTGTTTACATAGAGGCGAAGAGACACCTTATATCCCCTGTTGCGACATCGACAAAATGGAAGGATTGGGGTACATCAAGATTACAGAGGAAGGAGTGACTGTCCGTAAGAAATTTACGGATTTGATTGAGGGTGACTTTGATAAAATGTTTATGGAGCTACTTGGAGCATATCCTTTGAAAGTCGGCACACACGGGAATTACAGGATGCTTAGAGCACATGACCCAAACGCAAAAGCGAACGCCAAGACTAAGGAGAAGTACAAAAAGATTGTAAACAAAAACCCAGAGTTGCACAGGAAAATCATGAGTCTATTGCACATACAATTGGAGCATCAAAGAGATAAACTTCAGTTTCTAAATGCATTAGAGGTATGGGTAAATAATAGAGTGTGGGAACAGTGGGATCAATTCGATGATGAATTGGATGAATTTGGAAAGGAGAGCAATGATGGAAGAAGAAACACCCAAGTCCTCGATTGAGCTTCTCCAAGAACTCCAATTTCAACCTATACGTACTGCAGTAAGACAATCTATTGCAGTTGTAGACCAATCAAGGAAAGGTTTACGAGAGGTTTACCCTACAAAATGGCCCAGACTTAATAGACAATTGCTTGGAGGGTTTCAGCCAGGCAAATTGTATATCATAGCTGGTCGACCTGGCTCAGGTAAAAGTGCGTTTAGTAATCAAGTTCTTTTCGATGTACTGGATTTGATTATGTTGGCAAACAAAAAGGTGATTGTGTTCTATTGGTCTTTTGAGATGCCTGGGTATCAGCAACTTCTCAGGACAGCTTCAAAGACTACAGGGAAACAGTTATCTGAACTTTATTCTATAGATTCTACGTTAGGGGAAAAATCCTTTCAAGATTTTATAGCCAGTGTTTCTCCTTTTACAAAGTATCCAATTTACTTCCAGAACAGACCTAAGAGTATAGGATTTATCGAGGAAGCTACAAGAAGATACAAAGAGAAGAATCCAGACACTTTAATTATCAATCTTATGGACCACAGTAGGCTTGTGCCTGATGAGAAAGAAGAGGAAGAATTGAAGAAGTTGAATAAGCTCTCTAAAGGATGTATGAAAATGCAAGCTGAGTATGGAGTGATAAATATTTTACTATCTCAATTGAATCGGAACATAGAGAAAGAGGACAGAGCTAAGAACCAATATCAACCTCTACTGACAGATTTGTTTGGTGGAGATTCGATAGGTCAAGATGCACATGTTGTTATGATAATACAACGTCCACATGATCTGTATGGGATAGTAAAACCGTATTGTAATGAAGACCCAATCAAGTTGATGGCAATTCACATGGAAAAGAATAGGGATGGTATGTTGGGGATGATTCCTTATGACTTTGATGGCGCCAGATTTACAATTACGGAGAGAAAACGAGTGAAATAAACCTTTAAAAAATTGAAACCAATGGGTGCAATAGGAATTTGTATAATCGGAGCATCGGGAGCAGGGAAGAGTACCTCCATGCGAACGCTTGATCCAAAGAGTACGTACATTATCAATGTACAAGGTAAACCTCTTCCTTTCAGGGAGGGGAAAGAATACGTGAAAGTGCAAGCTGGTAAGTCACCAAGTACAGGGAATATGTTCTGTTCTGATGACGTTCCTACGATTCTCAAGGTCCTTCGCCATGTGAGTGAGAAGATGCCTAATATAAAGACTATCGTAGTGGATGATTGGCAGTATTGTGCTGCAAATGAGTACATGCGGAAAGTAGATGTGAAGGGCTTCGATAAGTTTAGTCAGATTGGCAAAGCAATTTGGGAGATGTCAAGAATCTCTGAAGATCTAAGAGATGACCTGATTATTTACTATCTCACTCACACGGAGGAGGTTACTGATGCAAGTGGAGTTAGAAGACTCAAAGCGAAAACGATTGGCAAAATGGTGGATAATGTGGTTACCCTGGAAGGTATGTTCACAATCGTCCTCATGGCTGATGTAGAAATGCAACTTGCTGAAGGAAAGAAAGTCCCATGGAATCACTTTGTAACTCAGAATTCTGGGGATTCAACAGCGAAAAGTCCAATGGGCATGTTTACAGACTTAAAAATCGGTAATGATTTGAATGCTGTGACAAAAACAGTACGAGAGTACTACGGAATAAATTAAACTTTTAATCAACAAATAAACCAATAAATCAATTAAACAATGGGAGTTCAAGGAACAGAGTCACAGCCCTCTACAACAGCTGTAATCGAAGGAATGCGTGACCTATCAGGTTGCACAATAGTAACAGAAGTAACACCAGGAATGATTCTTCAGGATCTTGCAATGGGTATTGACCGTCCAGGCATAGCATTGAAATATGCTTACATTGACGCTATAGGAACAGTATGTCCATTCGAAGATTGGATGGTAGATATGATGTTCAAAGACCCAGCATTGAAGGGTAAGAAAGTTGCTAAAGTGAAACTCTTGCCTTTCATGTTCAGAGGAACTACAGAGGCTACAACTACACCTACACCAACTGCATCTACAATCATACGTAGTGCAACAACTGTAGATACAACTGTAGCATCAACTACTACAAACTCTGATTTTGTACCGGCACAAGCTTTTCCAGATGATACAGATTGGGACAGCAACGATACTGCAGAGGAAGTTTTAAACTTAAACGAATCTTTAAACTAAATTAAAAATGGCAATTAAATCTAATAATTCAGAAGATCAAGTAGCAGGAGCAGGTGGTAAACTCTACACAGGTATTACTGCAATGAAAGTTCTAGCTGTAAACCCTAATCTTGCAGCATTGCAAGCAATGGGAGTTATGTTTCAGAAGGAACCTAACTATGTGGTAGATTTCGGTAAAGGTGATGGGCCAGTACAGAAAATAGTATTCTGGCTTGGCAATGATGATGTAAAAGTTCCTTGTGAATTTCTTGTCAATTCAGGTCCTTGGAAATCTACTACTGGTAAAGTAAAGTGGTACAACCGTACAGGTGACAACACTTGGGCACCAATCTTATCAGATGGTACTATAGATGCTTCAAACTTACCTGATTGGTACAAGAATCCTGAAACATCTTATGCCATTCCAAGAGGTATGGATATGGTGACTGAGTTCGTAAGAGCTTGGGCAAACGTAGCTACAGGTGACGAGATTTTCTTGGACACTGTAGATGCAATCTCTAAAGGTAATGTGTCAGAGTTACGTGCACTTATCTCTATACTTTCTGGGAATAGTGTAAATGTACTTGTGTATGTTCGTGATGGTAAGTACCAAGCAGTTTACACTCGTCATTTTGGTCGTATCAAGCCAAAGAGAACAGATTTGTTCATCAAAGCTCTTAATGAGGACTATGGTGCTATCAAAGGTGATTACACTATAGAGTGGACTGAGTACACTGGTTCTGCAACAGCTCCAGATACTAAACCTAAATTTGCTCCTTCTGTTACAGCAACTACTGCAGCAGGAGATTGGGATGACGACACAGACGATCTTCCTTTTTAGTAGTTTAGGTTAAGTTAATTATGTGATTGGGGGATAGAGGTATTTACTTTTATCCCCCTTCACATTTTATTTCACTTTTAATCTAAATTTCTAATGGCTGTAACTAACAGAGATAGTAATGCAAATCTTACTAAAGAAGAGGTTTATGCTAGACTTTCAGAGGAAACTATCTTCAGACATTACTGTAGAAACTTTATAAAATTTGGGGCTAAGTTTAAATCAGAATTTAGAAATGACCCAGTTGCAAGTGCAGTAATCTTTGAAGGTGACACATGTTTAAGATACTTAGATTACGGGGCAAGAGAGCATAGCTTTGATGTATTTGCTTACATCATGTTTAAGTACAGGATTACTTTCAAGGAAGCTTTAGTTTTAATAGACAGAGATTTCTGTTTAGGTTTAAGTGGAGGGACTTTAAGTGTAGCTTCAAGAGCAGTAACTTACACTGCACGGCCAGTACAAAAAGCAATCCTCTTAATCAAATCTAGAGATTGGAAAACCTCAGATGTAGATTTCTGGAGTATGTTTGGAGTAAGCAAAAACTTAGCAGAGCAAGCGCATATACAACCCATATCTCACTATTGGATAAATGGGACAAGGTATCATGCACCAAAACATTGCTATGCGTATTGTGAGTTTTACCCAAGGATTAAGATTTACTCCCCAGAACTTACAGATGGTAAATGGTTTTCAAACACAGGTAAGAATGACATCCAAGGATATTCTCTTTTACCTTGTTCTGGACGAATATGTGCTCTTACATCCTCTCTGAAGGATGCTTTGTCTCTACACTCTGCAGGAATCCCATCTATAGCTTTACAATCCGAGACGTTATTACCACCAGAAAAGCTCATACTTCATTTGAAGAAGAAATTCAGTAAAATCATAGTTATCTATGACAATGACTTTCACAAAGAGCCAAACACAGGTCAAGTAATGGGGGAAAAGATTGCAGATAAGTATGAATTACTTAATGTGTGTATAGATTCAAAGTATCTGAGCAAAGACCCTTCAGATTTAGTTAAAAATCATGGGTTAGAAACCCTCAAACAAGTATTACATGGCATTTAAAAAGAAGAAAGGTAGGCAGATAGTAATAAGCAAGCCTACTATAGTGGATGGAATAAATTTTAAATCAATGCTTGAGGCTTACACCTATAAACAATTGAAAGCAAACAACATTCCACTTGCTTATGAACAAAACTCTTATTGCTTAGTCCCTGGTTTCCTCCCAACTTTGGATTACTGGGAGCATAAGAATAAGGTTTTCAAGAAAAAGAACAACATCAGGGTGCAGCCTATTACTTACACTCCAGATTTCACAGACCCACACGGGAAGTGGATTATTGAAGTAAAAGGTAGGCCCAATGAAAGCTTTCCTTTGAGATGGAAATTGTTTAAGAAGTTCTTAGAAGACCCAAATGAGGTTCTCTTTGTCCTCCCAACTCTTTACCTCCCTACTTGTAAAGCTGATGTGGATATTACAATTCAAAACATTATTGATTCACAAAAATGAGTATAAAAACAATAGATCAAGACTTTGTCTCCTCAGGCTCTGGAGTAGACAAAAAGATAAATGTCGGAGCCCAAAAGATGATTTATGATGTGCTTCAAGCATCACAGTACTCTACTCCTATACCTTCAACTGTTCGAGAATTGGCTGCAAACGCATGGGATGCACAAAGAGAGAAGGAAATAGCCATAGAAATACTGTCAGGACAGAAGCAAGCATCAGATTATTACATCACTCGTTCTGGAGAACAGTACGAAGATTCTAATTTTGACAGTTCTTACTATTCTCTACCTCATTTAGACTCAGAACATAATGAAGTACTATTACGGTACACTCAGAACTCTGGAGGTGGATTCTGCGATCTATTTGAAGTAATAGATAAAGGTGTAGGATTGGGAGATAAGAGGCTTGAAGGTATACTTTCTCTGGGGTTCAGTTCCAAAAGGAATTCTTCTGAAGGCTTCGGGGCTTTTGGCTTGGGCGCCAAAGCAGCATTCTCAACTGGAGTGCCAGCATACAATATGCGTACAGTACACAATGGGAGACTATTCCTTTGTACTTGTTATCCATATAAGAGTATGTTTACTGTACCAAGGTTAAACTTAATTACAGGGCAAGAGAACAAATTTATCGTATTTTCAGATGGATTGAAAGTCTATTATGAAGATACAGATGAAACCAATGGAACTACGATTTCATTTGGGGTAAAAAGACACAATAGAAACCTATTTACAGAGGCTGTACGAGACCAATTGTTGTATGTCAACAACATCTACTATGAAATTGTAGATAATGAATTTGGTTCAAGTAAAACTCGTACAAAGACTGCAGAGAAAGTTATCTATTCTTCTAACGCTCTTATTTTGAGTGAAAGGGAAGTGTTTACTAAACCTCACATTGTAATTGTAAAGAGCCCAAAAGACCCAGCTGGTATAAATTATGGGTTGATTGACTTTAAGGAGTTGGAGTTACAAGAATTGCACGGTTCTGTAGGATTTAAGTGCCCAATTAAGCAGTCATACAGGGATGAGAATGGAGTAGAAGTAGTAATTCAAGAGGGCGTGTCAGTCACTCCTTCGCGTGAGAAAGTCATTTGGGATGATGCAACAAAAGCATACGTTTTAGGAGTAATTAAAGCAGCTGAAGTTGAAGCAACTCAAATTGTAACTGAAGAGTTGAGTGGTTCTACAGAATTTATACCTTGGATAAAAGCTTGTTCTGCAATCTTTTCTACACATAGGTTTAGGTCAAACACGACATTGGGGAGATTATCTGCTATTGTAGAAAGTACATCTATTAGCCCCAGATTTCCGTTGAATCCTGAGATTATGTACAAGGACATAAGTACTGTGTTTGGGGCCCTACAGTTTGAGAAGGTAACTGTAAACTACAAAGGAGTTGTTTCTATTACAGAGATGAATTCTCTAACTGAGTTCGGAGCATTTGAAAACATTTACATCAAGGACGGAAATTACAGTAAGTCCAAGAATATGTATTTGTGCAAAGAACTTAGATTGGAAACTATCATTTGTGTGAAAGATGTAAGTATGTCTGACGAATGGATAGCTCAAATTAAAATTGCTTATCCAGAAAGTTCTGCATTTATCATCAGCAACAGGGTAGGAGTAGCTAGAGCAGCAATGCAGTATCTTATAGCAGACCCGTCTGTTAAACGATATGCGGATGTTGTAGTCCCTGACCATGTAGAAGAAGCTTTTCAAGAAGCTGAGTCTCAGAAAGGAGATACACTTTCCCCATCTTACTTAAGGTTCTTAGAAGGGAAGGAAGTTGCATTTACAATGCGTCAAGAGTATAAGAGTAGGGCATACGAGTGGGTTGCAGATAAAGTTGAGCCTAAAATGGATGAACTTATCAATCCTTCTCACCCATTGTACTACTATACTTCTGATGAGAAAGAAGAAATGCAAGGATTCTTATCTTTAATGCAAATAGGATTTTCTAAATATACCAGTAGGTATGCTTATCAAGATAGTATTGCATTCTATTCTTTGTCTATCCCAGTAAATATGCGAAACAATGACGTTAACTTAAAACGCAACTCTAGGATTGACCTTCCAGAAATTAGTGTTGTACAATTAAGTGAATCTTTATTGAAAAAAGTGCTTTCAAATGGAGGGAATATTTCACATTTTAGTGAGTTACTTTACAATAGAGTTGGGAGCAAGATTTCTATTCATCCAGCTTTAAAGTATGCATTTACTGTGATTCTTTGCCAAGAAATCTTTAAAGATTGTCCATCTATAGATTACATGGATAAATTTTCAAATGTAGATTCTGTAATTTATGACAAGTATGTAAAATACGAAAATTACAGGAAAAAAGTTGATGGTTTAAACTTATTTAATAGGGGATATAATGCTAACGAACTTGTAACTAAACTTCGTAGTTTATATGATTTCCAATTGTTCTGTGAATCAAATCCTTCTAAAGAGGAATTGATGCAAGAAAGCTTTCAAAGGTTTATCTTTACAGATATAACAGGTGCTGATGTTATTGATGTAGAGTATTTGGAACTTGCAAAGGAGCTTTATGACTACAATCTTGGTGTTGGACAATTGTTGGCAAGAGTAGAAAGGTCTGCTTTTAACAATCAAGATTCTATTTCAGAAATCTTAGGGTATCTGAAGTACAAGAACAGAGATGGTTGGAAGTGGGGTGCTGAAGAAATATCTTCTGAAATGGAGATGGAATTAGTAGAAAGTGAATTAACAATTTAATCAAAATAAATATGCTAACGTATGCAGTAATTGGAGATAATATCTCTATAACAATTGGGGAGGAATCGTATTCAACTCCTTTCTCTAAAGAAACTTATGATGCCATCAAGGCTTTCGAAGATACTTTGGAGGGTGTAACAACCGTGAAAGAATACAATGCAATTGCAGATGAGCTTAAGGCTTTCTTGTCTAAAACATCTGAAGACTTGGTGGAGTCTGCTTGTCCATTATTGAAGTACAATTCTAAGACAGGGACTTATCATCTAGTACATAATAAAGTAGTAAGTTCTGTAGCTCTCCCACAAGCTTTAGTGGATAGGATTCTTGACAGTCAAGACAAAGGGGTAGACTTTATGCCTATCGTACGTATGTGGGTGAGGTTTCTTCGTAACCCTAATTTGAAGAAGAAAGGGAGTTATTTTGCAGAGAAGTTCTTCAATTTCGTAAACTTGAAGTATCAACATCCAAAGATGTACAATGAGTTCTTGGATGCAGGGTTTTCTCCAGAGATAGCAGCTGAGAAAGCAACTGTGTATCAGATGAAGATTACTAATGAAGGTCTTTTGAATGGGTATAAAGTTTCTAGAGAAATCTTGCACAAGTTTGTAGCAGATGAGGACGGAGAACCTGTTATAAAGCCACGTTATGCTCGCACATTTGATGTGAATACTGGTGAAATTACATCTGAAGGACTACCTGAATTTGTAGAGGAGCGTTTATTCGAACCTGCAATGATGGGTAGTGGTGGAGATGAATTCTCTTGTGTTGGGCCTAATGGTTTTGATAAACTTGGACACTTCATTAAAGTTGGGTGTATACATGCTCTAGATTCATGGGAGCAAGTAAACACAAACGATAATGTTAGTTGTGTTCCAGGTCTTCATGTAGGAGGTTTAATTTACATCTCAGGGTATTCAGGTGAGATACACAATGTATTTATCGACCCTATGCACGTAGGTGCTGTTCCAGATGATCAAACTGGAGCTATTCGTTGCAAGCAGTATTTTGTACATAGTTCTTTGGCTGGTGTAAACGGTTCTATCTATCATTCATCTAAGTATGCTAAACTTACTGATGAAGAATGGGGTAAGATGTTGGAGGAAGCTACTAAATTACGTCTTGATGAGATTGCTAAAGTAGTAGCAACACTTGACGAACAGAACGCTTTATCTTAACAGAATGTACTATTTCACCAAAAATAGAGGAAGATGTTAGAGATAGTTAGTAGGAATTTGGTGAATGAAGTAGATGTAACTGTATTTTCAAAGGACGATTCTAGAATAGCCTTAATTGATGCGGACAGTATGCTATATTACAGCCTTAAAGTGGATACAAGTTTTGACGATATAAAACTTGGATTTGATAAGTTTGTAATCAGCATACTTCAGCAAACAAAGTGTTCTACTTATGCAGGGTTCTTTACGGACTCTAAGGCGGTATTTCGAAAAGATATAAGCAAGACTCGACCTTACAAAGGAAACAGGACTGGGAGAGAAACCCCGGTCCTGTTTTATGCTTTGAAAGCTTATGCACAAAGATTCTGGGGATTTTATGAAGTAGCACCTTTAGAGGCTGATGATTTAGTAGCTCTGTATTCCAGTACAGAATCTACTATTTGCAGTCCAGACAAGGATGTACTGAAACAGATACCTGGGAAACATTACAATTATCAGAAGAATGATTTTGTAATTACCTCTGAGTCTGAAGCACGAGAGTTTTTATGGTTACAATCTATTGCAGGAGACAGTGTAGATGGAATTCCAGGTGTTCCTGGAGCAGGAATGAAGACAGCAGAGAAGGCTCTTTTAGATACTTTTTCAGATGATTTTCCTTTGCAAGTACTGAAGCTTTACTTAGAGATTCCAGGTATAACTGAAAAAGTCGCTATTGATAGGTTCAAGGAAACCTTTGATTTAGTATATGTTCTGAGGAATACAGCAGACTTAGAAAGATTAGGGATAACTTTACCACCTATACAGAAGCATCACATTTTAGAAAAGCTTGAGCTATGGGGATGAACACAGTCAAAGGAATAGAAATTGCTGACACTTTAGCTCTTAGAGTTATTGGGTGCAATGGAGAGTTTAAGTTGGATGAATCTGAAAAGATAGTTCTAGCTGAATTTGACAATGGAATCACTATAAACGTAGGGCAAAAAATTAGTATAGGAACT